AGTGGAATGACGACAGCGACTCCCATTCTTAGGAGCGTCAATAATAACCCAGCGGTCACTACAAATGTAAACGTGGCTACAAATCCCTATCCTGTCTCAAGGGTGCAAAATATTTTGATCACGACAAATACGGCGACTAGTACCCTTAATGTGACTGATGATGGCAATGGAAATTTAATAGGAGATTGCACAGGAGGAACGATAAATTACTTTACTGGACAGGTGACTGGACTCGTCTTTACGCAATCGGTGCCGCAAGGTAATCCTATCAACATCCAGTATAATCCTTTCACTCCGTCTATTCCTCTTGCGATTCTCTTTTTCCAAAATCAGTTCACGCTACGACCAGTGCCTGATCAAGGTTATACAATCGAACTCACAGCCTATCGTCAGCCTTCCCAGGCTTTATCGACAACACCTGCTTTTCAAGGAAACCCGGAACTGAGCGAGTTTTGGGAAACGATTGCTATAGGTGCTGCCAAAAAGATTTATGAAGACCGGCTTGATTCTGATGGGGTTGCTCTTATGGACAAAATGCTAGCAGAACATTATAGTCTTAACATGACACGGACATACGCTCAGCTCGGAAAACAAAGAGTTAATACTATTTTTGCCGATCAATTAAATTATAATTATGGACAAGGGGCAGGTTTTTTTGGTTCTGTATGACTAAATGTAAATTATGTAATAAAGAAGGATCTTTGTTATCTAAACTTTTTAAAACATCATCAACGAATATTTCTCGTATTAAAAACAAACAAAACTGGATCGAGACAATATAATATATGCCTATACCTACATTTACCTCAAACGTTCCTATCGGCACCCAAACTTTAGGACAGACTGTTAATGCCATTAACAATAATTTCGGAAACTATAATGGACTGACCGCGGTCAATCATGGAGCGCCTAATTCATCTAACCAAGGGAAACATCTTTTTGTAGAGATGCCAGTCCAGGCGACGCCTCCGACCACATTAAGTGGAGAAGGAGGTTTATTTACCCAAACTGTAGGTTCACCTTCCGCATCACAACTATTTTATCAAAAAGATGGAAACGCAACAAATTTCCAAATGACAGGACCAATGTCAGCTGGATCAAGTGGTTATACCACACTTTTTGGTGGTCTTATCCTTCAATGGGCAACTGGTACAAATGGAGGAGGCAACACTTTTCCTATTGCTTTTCCAAATAATTGTTTTTCTGTGGTAACGGCATCTCAATCATCAACTGTCGTCGGCAATGCAAATGTGTCAAGTGTCACAAAAACTGGCTTCATAGCTGCTGGACAGGGCGCTAGCTTTTATTATATGGCAATAGGAAATTAATGAGTCTGGATGCAATTCCTATTTTTGGCTATGACAAAGGTGGTTTAAACACCTACCGTAAGCCATTTTTACTGGAAGATCAACAATGGCAGAAACTTTATAATTTCTACCCTTTTCGTGATCGGATGAAGCAACGGCAAGGATTAGAGCTTCTCGGGAGATTGCAGAGGATTTTCTCTAATTACACTCTGGGTCCCAGTAAAGCCTCTCCCTGGTCTTTCAATTTGTTAACCGTGAGTGGATTTATCACAGGAGTAACACAGGCAAATCCTGGAGTCATTACTACAGCATATGCTCATGGATTATCGACGGGTGATACTGTGGCAATCTCTCAGGTAAGTGGAATGACACAGCTCAATGGTAATCTCTACACGATTACAGTTCTCACTAGCACAACATTTCAAATTAATCAGGATACATCTGGATTTTCTGCTTACACATCTGGAGGAGTCTTTTTCTCTAATCGCCTATGGTCGGCAGCTAGCGTGGGGGCGGAGCCCAATGCTCAATTAACTCCAGGGTCAGTCTCTATAACTCTGGGTGCAATTACATTCACTGATCAAGGAAATGGGCTCTTAACTAGCTCTACAGGTGGAAATAGTGGCACCATAAATTATGTCACAGGAGCAGTTACTCTGACGCACACAGCAGGCGTAGGAGCTGCTACTACATTTAATTTAAACTATTATCCCTCTCTACCTGTCATGGGGATTCCATTACTCGAACAACCAGGCATTAATACGTATCTCACGCTCTGGTTTGACACAAAGTATGCCTACACGTGGAATGGATCTAGTTTTCAGGAATTTTTACCAGGAACCACGTGGACAGGAACCAACTCAGATTTCTTCTGGGGCACAAATTATAGAGGCGTCAATCCCCAAGACCGTTTGTTTTTTGTTACCAATTTTGTAAATCAAACTCAGGGAGATCCCATTCGTTATACGAATGGAAGTACATGGACACCTTTTTCACCTCCTGTATCAGGAAATCAATATGAAAATGTCTCCATAGGAAATATAGGAGGAAATGGAGCTACTTTTTCTGGAACACTTCCGAATGCTCCTATACTACCCGGATCGGTATCTATAACCGTAGCTGGCATTACATTCACCGATCCAACAGGATCTGGGACATTAACGGGAGATCCTAATACAAACACAGGAACAATCAATTATTCTACTGGAGCTATTACTCTAACCTTTAATCCGGTTATCAATTTTAGCGGTGCTATCACCAATATCACGAAAGCTAATCCCGGACAAGTCACCAGTGCCGCACATCATCTAACGACGGGCGCTCAGGTGACCATTACCGGTGTTAATGGAATGACTCAGGTGAACGGGCAAACATATACAATCACCTTTGTAGATGCCAATAATTTCACGATCGGAGTCGACACAACGGGCTTTAGTAACTATGTGAATGGGGGAGAATGGACACTGACTGTGGCTTCTCAAACGGTTAATGCGACATATGAAACTGGCTCTGATTTTCTTTTTCAGGCGCGTATCATCATTCCTTATTTCGGTAGACTACTGGCCCTAAACGTATGGGAAGGCAATACAGCCGCAAGTGCGGTAAATATTTTTAATAGATGCCGATTCTCACAGATTGGCAATCCTGTGCAATCGGATGCGTGGCGCAGCGATGTCTTTGGAAAAGGGGGATTCATCGATGCACCTACTAATGAGATGATTCTGGGAGCAACGTTTTTAAATAATACGTTGGTTGTTTTCTTTGAAAAAACGACCTGGCAACTGCGCTACGTTGGGGAATATGGACTCCCTTTCATATGGGAAAGGATTGCATCGGATTTGGGAAGCGATTCCACATTTTCTACTGTGCTATTCAACAACTATATTCTTGCAATAGGAGATAAAGCGATCATCTCGGCAGACTCTAACTCTGTCAATCGTATCGATCTTGATATTCCAGATCAAATATTTCTCTTCCAGGATATCAATAGTGGTCCCCAACGTGTGCAAGGGATTCGGGATTATCAAAGAGAACTGGTGTTCTGGACATATCCCGAGGCAGATGATTCTAACATTTCAGCTTCTGCTCAAGTTTTTCCCAATAGAGTCATAGTTTATAACTATCGCAATCAACAATGGGCCATCTTCCGAGAAAATGTGACTGCTTTTGGAACATTCCAAACCTCAAGCGCCGTCCTATGGAATAGCCAGACTGTTTTCTGGCAAGATCAGGATATCACGTGGGATGATCCGATCGAAAAACAAGGCTTTCCTGCTATTGTATCCGGAAATCAGCAGGGATGGGTACATTATTATGGTTATAACACACCTGATGATCCGTCACTTGCGATATCAGCAGTCTCCGCAACCAATTACGGCACATCTTCTCAACTCGTTACTCTGACAATTCCTAATCATAATCTCGAAAACAACGACATCATTTATCTGACGGGTATTCAATTCACAAACAGCGGATCAGTCGTCTCAACGAATCTGAATAATCAGATTTTCAAAGTACAGGTGACAGATGCCAATAATTTAACTTTATTTCAATGGAACTTTGTCACACAGGGTTACGAAACCGATTTCTCCTTTACTCCAAATCCCTCGCTTAACACTTATGTAGGAGGAGGACAGGCAGCTCTTTATCCTACTCCTGATTTGATAACGAAAGATTTTAACCCTTACCAAGGTAAAGGTCTTCAAACAAAGATGGCTCATGCGGATTTCCTTATGTCGAGCGTTTCTCAACCTCCCTACGCTGCGATCACAGGCGCTACCAATGCCAACCCCTGCGTGATTACATCTAATAACCACGGCCTTATTTCTGGACAAATGGTGACCATCACCGGCATTAGTGGAATGACACAACTGAACATCGGGCAGTTTTATAAAATCACTGTACTGACAGCGAACACATTCTCCATCGATGTTAACTCGACAAATTTTGGCGTGTATGCCGCAGGAGGGACATGGCAATTAGTCACCGCTGGTATGTCTGTTTTGGTATGGTTAAATTCTTCATTCTCCATTGGCGGAAATATTCTCATTGGCAATAGATTTACGCAAGGCTTCAACCAAGAGCCTTTTTACGGGCCAGCATCTGATTATGTATGGCAGAGGTTTTTTGCCCGTTCTGCTGGTCAATACTTCCGATTAGAGCTAACCTGGGATGACAATTTACAGAATACTTATTGGAATCATACACAGGAGATCGAGATTCATGGCATTGTCATCCATGCAAGACCTGGAGGAAAAATCCCATTTTAATTTATGTCCTATTCATCAGATCGATCATCACTTATTAACCAGCTTCCCTTATCTGTCGATTTTCCTCGTGAGCAGGAGAAGTTTCTTCAGATATTGACCGATCTCTACAAACGGATTGCCAATACAGTTAATACGAAAGAAGGTGGCCTATATACTCTTCAGGAATTTTTCAATTCGCAACAGTTTTTTGGAGCTAATGCACAAACGTTGCGGAACGCTTATCGGACTACTTTCGATCTCGTTTCACTTAATAGTGGAAACATAGCAGGGGGAGCTACTGTAACATTTGCTCATCATATAACGGGTTATCAATTTGCTACGATGGTTTATGTGAGTGGTACTGGAATTGATGGAACAGGTTTTACGGTCGTATATCCTGACGCTTCAATGAATTCTACGAACATAAGCTTTACAAATCCTCTAGCTTCAACTGCTTTGAAATCAGCTATCTTTGTGGCTGAATATTTGAAGAATTAATATTTTACTTTTTGTTGCGCTCTTCTATAGAGCACATTCTTCCATGAAAATCTTTCATCTCTTTTTGCATATCATCATGAATTCTATCAATTTTTGCTCCGAGATAAAACATTGGAGCCAATAATAAAGCAATGAAGGCCGTAATCCCTCCTATGAATCCTACAATCTCAAATGCCAATTTCCATTCCATATATCTTTCCTTTCGTAAGTCTTTCTATTTCCTACATTTTAATATTTATGTCTTTTAAACGAAAGCTATTCATCGAACCTTAAAGATCTTAAAATCTTGATTTGAGCATTTTTCTACCCCACGATTGAGAATAAATTCGAGAGGACATTATGCCAGGCTTACGCGATTTTTTGTTCGGATCTAAAGATAAATTCAGGCAAATGCCAACAATGGATCCGAGCCAGATGCAAGCTTTACAGGGCATTCTTGGACAATTAGGCGCGCTCGGTGGAGGTGGATATGGTTCGAGCATGGATTACCTATCTAAACTCGTTAGCGGCGATCCTGGAGCCCTTGGAGAATTTGAGGCACCTTATCGACAACAATTTGAATCTCAGACAATACCAGGCATCGCTGAGCGTTTTGCTGGCGCTAACCCAATGGGTGGAGCTCTCTCTTCTTCCGGATTCGGTCAAGCATTAGGCGGTGCAGGCGCACAATTGCAATCTCAGTTGGCTGGCCTACATGGTGCGTTAAGACAGGGCGCTGCCAGCTCTCTTATGGGACAATTCAACAATCTTGCAAATTTAGGTCTAGGCACACGCACCTTTGAAAATATCTATCAACCTGGCTCAACAGGATTGATGGGCGGGA